GATTCTTGTGCTTTTTCTTCAAATATATTTATTTTATCAAAAGCTTGTTCTACTCTAGCTGCAGCGTCTGTAGTCATACCAGTAGCATCCATAAGCTCTGCACCTAAAGACACAATGCCTTCTGGTACTTTAATAATACCAGATGCAATACCGGCCATTGCTGAATTGATTTGACTAATCTCGTTATTGTCTTCTGGGGGAGACAGTGTTTCTATGTCTTCAAATAATCTAGACATTTAACTAATCTCCTATTTCTTCAAAAGTTTCCTGATCTACTTGTATTAATTTACCTTGTTTAATTTTATTAACTCTATTAGTAAAAGGGTTTACTATAAATCTATTATTATTAGCTCTTAAAAATTGATCACTAATCTTTAAATTAACTTGGTCTATAGCTTCTTGTGGAACACCCACTGGTATTTCTACTCCAGCTTTTATAGCTCTTTGTACCGCTTGTTTATTATCTCGAAGAAATTTTGATACACTTCTGTTATCTTTTGCACTAGTTAATAAATCACCGTATTGTTTTTCAACCAAAGTATCTCTTAATTGTCTTGGCTGTTGAGCTTTTAATCTTTTTTCTAAAATATCTGTTTTAGCTCCAAGCTCAAGACCTTTCATAGCTCCAGATATACCTAGCTGCTTACCTAATGTTCTTTGTTGTAAAGCTCTACCTACAGGTGCTTCAAAAGCAGAGGCTAAATTTGCAAGTGTGCCTCCCTTACCTGCAGTTGATAAACCTCGTAAACCACCTTGTATTAAAACGTTAGTTAATAAATCTTCGTTAGATATTCGACCTCTTTGACCAAGTTTCATTGAAGCTTCTGCTAATGCTCTTGCACCAGGTGATAAATTTGCAATATCAAAAGCTTCTTTAATAATCTCATCTTCTGTTTGTCTTACAACACCTTCTTCTGCATAATTTTTTCTAGGCGTAGCTAGTTCCATAATACCCTCTTCTACTTCTCCGCCTTTTCTAAACATTGGTCTTTTTAAAGTTATACTCATACTATCCTCTTATTAATCTGTAGATACCAGCTAACGTAGCACCTGTACTTAGTCCTGTTTGTAACGCACTTGGTGAAGGTGTTGTTACTGTTTTTTGTGCTCCAGGATATCCTGATATTAAAGGCACAATACCAGAACCTAAAGTTTGCGCTGCCTCTAATGGTTGAAATGCTTGTCTTTGGGCAAGTTGTTGATCAGCTGCCAATTGTTGTTGTGCTCTTGCTTGTTGTTGACCACCAAGAGTTGTTAAACCTGCAATCTGTTGCCCAACTAATGCAGGTGCTTGCTGAGCCAATTGTATATTTCTAGTAAAATCTTGTGCAGCTAAATTTTGCGCTTGTGTAAATCCTTGACCTAATAGTTGAGCTTGTAATGCTGCTCTGTTTCTAGCTTGATTAGATAAAAATTCTGCTCTTTGTACACCTTCTCGTCCTCCACCAAATGCTCCTGCACCAACAGCTTGTGCTGCTAATGATGGCAGGCCTGCTTGTGTTTGCCTGTCAAACTCTGCTAATGTTGTATCAATAACATCTTGTTGAAAAGGAGACATGTAAGCTTGGAAAGCTGTAGGTCCTCTTAATTGTTCTGCTTGTTGTAAGAAAGGTTGAAAACCACCAAGACCAGGAGCTAGCCCCTCTGCTTGTGTTGTTAATGCACCGGGTCCAGCGATAAACTGTCGACCCATAATTTGAGATAGGTCTTGTGTTTTAAAATCACCAACTGCTTTTTGTAGATCATCTATATACGTTTTGCTAGCTGCTTCTATAAATTCAGGTGGTAATTGTCTTACTGATTGTACTTCTGCCATTATGCTCTTCCTCCTGCCTCTAATTTTTTCATAGTGTCATACATCCTTTGTGCTCCTAAATTAACGTCACCGTCACCAGCACCTCTTACAGCATCTGCTGTAAACACAAATTCGTTATTTGACAACATCGCTGGGATGTCATCTTCTTTTTCTTTTATACCAACTGGAGGTATAAATCCACCAGTTTTTCTAAGATCTAACTCTTTTACACCTCTAGGGTTTTGTCTTATAGGTAGCCCCTCGATGCCCGCTGCTTGCATAGCGTTATCGCTAGCAGTATCACCTTGAGCTAAATTTAATCTAGTTCCGGATTTATTCATGGGTAATAATATTCTGGAGCCATCACTTTGTTCAAATACTCCAAAAATTTTTCCACCTTGTTTTACAGTAAATAAAGGATCTCCAAAAGGAAGGCTATATTGAACACCAGCCATTTTTCTAGGTGTTCCCTCATCAAAACCTATTCTACCGCCTTGTGCATAGCCTCCAGCTCCAGATGCATACTCAGAAACGTCTCTATTTACTTGAGCTTCAAGCGCTTCTGCATCTTCAGTGCCATCCTCTTTTACAAAGCTTTTTAAATTTCTATATCCTTGTCTTAAATAAGTTTTTAGAGCATCAACATTTCGAGTTGCTTCAATAGCTTCTTGATCTCCTGCTTCTACCCCAGCTGCTAAAGTTCCTAATAAAGAACCTCCCGCCATAATTTTTAAAGTTTCTCCAACACCAAGTTTTTTAGCTGCTTCTTTTGTTACAGCATCTTTAGCTGCGCCAGCAGTAAATAAATTACCTACACCACCAAGACCAAATATACCTGGCGCTCCTCCCGCTGGAACCATAAAAGATGCTCTACCAAATAGACCACCTATGCTTGTTCCTGGTATACCAAATGCAGCTGCACCTATTAAAGCAGCTTTACCGATATCAGATTTTGCAATCTTTTTTACAGTTCTACCAACTTTTTTAACTGCTTTTTTAATACCGCCTAATAATGCTTGCTCTCTGGGCACGACATCCATGATGCCTCCTCCCATACGTAATTGTCTTTTCATTTGTCCTCTTGTTATTGGCATATTTAGTTTAATCCTTGTTGGCAGGCTTGTAAATCCTGAATTTATTAATCTACTTGGTTTTAGGAAATAAATCAAGACTTGGCATAACTACCAAAACATCCCTCCTAATATCCTCTGGAGACACACCTTTTGTCTTCCAGTCCTCTTCATTTTTGTACTTTTCTCCAGTCTTTTTGTTAGTTATGGTCTCTATTATCTTTTCTGGTTTTAGTTCTTTCATTACGTGGTTACCTCTCTTGGCTGTATTTGTAATATAGAAGCTATAACGTGCAGCTCATTCGCGTCACTAGCTTGTACCTTTAATATCTCACTCTCCTCCACCACAAGAGGTTGAGTTAAAAGTTCAGTTGTCGTATTGGTTGCTATGGTCTTGGTTTTAAATAAACTAAACACATTACCAGAAGCATCGGTTAAAGTAACATCTAAATTACACCCAGAACCAGAATCGTTAGATACTAGTATTGATTTTACCAAAGCAACATTAGCACTTGGAGTTGTGTACAACGTTGTGTTGTCTGTTGATGTTAAATCTACCTTTGCGTTTACAAAACTATTTGACATTAATTTAAAAAGAAGTTTTCAGCTTCTACCTCATCTTTTAATTCTTGTTGAAACGTTGTATTTAATTTTTGTATTATAGCATCAAGATCTCTTACTTGTGCATCAGCCACGTCTTGTCTATATTCTTTACTAGGTCTTGTTAATATTTGTACTATCTTTGCCATTATCTTCTACCATCTGGTTGTATGTCTAATCTAAATCCACCAAGCTTCCAACTTTGTGCTGCGGCGGTGTTTGCAACTTTTAAAGATACCGCTCTAGCCCTAGCCCTTGTATCAACCTTTTCCGTTGACGATGAAATTGTGAAAGGACCAAGAGATGAACTTGCTTCTGTGTTATTTGGAAAATTCCTTAAATTTAAAGTTATTTGTGTATTACCTGTTTGTGATAAAAAGTCAGGGATAAATCTTCTAATCTTTGCAAAAAATTCACCATCACCACCTTGACCTATATCAAAGTCTCCTGACTGTATGTTAGAAGTTATTGCCGTTGTTGCTGTAGATGTAACTTGGTCTGTGCCAGTTTCATGTTCATAATATATTGTACAACCGTCTGTATTACCAACAACATCATAAGAGTTGTTAGAGTCAGCATCGTAATCTGTAGCGTGAGGTTTTCCAAAAACAGCAGAATCTTGCCACGTTGTTCTATCTAGTGTGCCTGTTGTCCATATTGGTCTTTGTGGTGAAGACTCAAAATAATTATATGTTACTACTCTGTC